AAATACCGCTACCGGATTTGTTGTCGTAGTCTTTACCATGAACAAGAAACGAAATTACTGCTTGTTTGTTAGTTCCGTTTCCACAAGAGCCCCCCTGAACGGGTGGCAAGTTCCTTGTAATATGCCGCCAAAAGAAGATATAAATTTGGCCTTTTAGAATAATCCAATCTGCTATATTCCTTACTGCCTTTGCGGTATTTAATAATCTCAAGACATTGAATAATTATTTACTTGTTTTTGTGCCCGTTGGATTTAGGTTTGAATAAGGCATGAAGTCTTATCACGCACACCAACAATGTTTCATAATCAACATGAAAGTAGAGGCGTTCATCTTTCAGACTACATTGAAAG